AAGACAGCCAAACGCAGAGTGATATTGCCGAAAATAGCGGCACAGATCCCGAAGTGCCACCCGCTGCTGCTTTTGCCCCCACACCTCCCGCAGCCTCGGGATCACAAAAGGCTGGCCCCGCCTCCGCCCTCCAGACATCCCTGCGGGCCGAACTTTCCGCACAGCTTCGCCATGAAGCGGCAGAGATCACCGAGATCGCAGCGCAAGCGGGACGCCTCGGCATTGCCATCGACGCGGCAAAAGCCCTGAGGGAAGGCACCACGCCTGCAGCGCTGCGCCGATCGGTCTTGGAGCATGCGGCAGCCACAGCCGATGCGCGGGATGTGGTGGCAACAGCCCCCGCTCCGGCGGCGTCTACAAACAGCGAAAGCCCCATTGTCGCGGCAGCCAAACGCGCCGCGGCCTCCGGCGCGAAACGCTGAGCAGCTCCACAGCCGCCATACTCACGCGCCGTCTCAAGACCCCCGCTGCTCCTGCCTAGCGGGGGATTTTTTCTTGCACCATGATCACAAGGATCCCCGACATGACCGTCCTGACCCAGCCGCCCAGCTTGGGCGATATCCTCAAATACGAGCTCAATCCAAACTTTACCCGCGAGACCATCACACTGCTAGCAGGGACCGCCTATCCCGTGGGTGCTGTGCTGGGGCGCATCACCGCGAGTGGTAAATACAAGCTGGCGACCTCGGGCGGCACAGATGGCGCGCAGACAGCGGCCGCCATGCTGCTCTACGCAGTCGATGCCTCTGGCGCAGATGGTACCGGCATTGTCATCGCGCGCGGCCCCGCCATCGTTTCCAAAGCCGCCCTCGTCTTTGACGCCACCGTCGATGATGCCGCCAAAACCACCACCAAACACGGCCAGCTCGCAGCGCTGGGCATCATTCCGCGCGATACCGCCTGATCAATCCGCCCGCCTTTCCTGCCCCTCATTCCACCGGAGTTTCCCATGACAATCACCCGTAACCCGTTTGACACGGGCGGCTATTCGCTCGCCGAGATGACGCAGGCGATCAACATCCTGCCCAACCTCTACACCCGTCTTGGCCAGATCGGCCTCTTCCGCTTTGAAGGCGTCACACAGCGCTCAATTGTCATCGAGCAGCGCGAAGGGTTGTTGAGCCTCCTGCCGTCCGTCCCGCTGGGCGCACCTGCCACGGTGGGCAACCGCGAGGCGCGCTCAATGCGCTCTTTCGCCTTGCCCTGGATCCCGCATGACGATGTGATCCTGCCTGCTGATGTTCAGGGCATGCCAGCGCTCGGCCTATCGGATGCTGCCGATCCGCTGGTCGAGGTGATGAACCGCAAACTCACGCTCATGCGCCGCAAACATGCCCAGACCCGCGAATATATGGAGATGAACGCCCTGCGCGGTATCGTGAAGGACGGCGCGGGCACCACGCTTTACGACTATTTCACCGAGTTCGGCCTTGAGAAGATCTCGATCGACTTTGTCTTTGGCACTGCTGGCACAAACGTGCAGGGCAAAGTCCGCAACGTGCTGCGCGCGATGGAAGACAACCTGCTGGGTGAGACCATGACCACCGCACATGCTCTGGTGAGCTCGGAGTTCTTCGACAAGCTGATCAGTCACCCCAAGACCGAAGAGGCCTACAAGTTCTTCTCGGCCACCGGCGGTCAACCGCTGCGCGAAGACATGCGCCGGGCCTTCCCCTTCGCAGGCATTCTCTTCGAGGAATACAATGGTTCCGTCACCCTCTCGAACGGCACCTCCGAGCGGTTGATCCCCACAGGTGAAGGCATCGCGTTCCCTTTGGGCACCTTCGATACCTTCACCACCTATGGCGGGCCTGCCAACCTTCTGGAGACCGCCAACACCATCGGCCTGCCGCTCTATGCGCGCCAAATGATAGACACCAAGGGGCGCTGGATCGATCTGATGACCGAAAGCTCGATCCTGCCGGTCAACAAGCGCCCACGCATGGCGATCCGGCTGCACAGCGGCAACTGAGGCACCGCATGACCTCCGCATTCGCTATCGCAATCGACGGGATCTTCCGCGATCCGCACATCGCCCGGGACGCGGTCTATATCGCCCAAGGCGGCACTCAGATCCTCATCCGTGTGGTCACACGCCGCGCGGATGAGATCACCGAGTTTGGCGCGGCACGACTTTGGTCAGACAGCACGCGCATTGACCTGCGCGTTGGCGAAGTCCCAAACCCACGTGCGGGCGACCGCATTGAGATTGACGCGGAGGCCTTCCTTATTCAGGGCGAGCCTGTGCGCGATCGCGAGCGACTTGTCTGGACCATAGATTTGAGACCTGCATGAAACTCGACATTACAATCTCCCCCAACCTCGCCGCTATAATGGCAGCGGAAATTAAGGCAGGCGAAAAGGCGGTCACAGCGGCGATGCGCGCGGCCGGGGCACAGCTTAAATCAGACTGGCGCGGGCAGATTACGCAAGCGGGGCTGGGACGACGGCTGAGCAATTCGATCCGCAGCCAGACCTATCCGAAGGTTGGTGAGAGCATCGATGCCGCAGCACTTGTGTGGTCAAAAGCGCCCGTGATCATCGGCGCACATGACACCGGGCCCCTGATCCGCTCAAAGAACGGCTTTTGGTTGGCGATCCCGACAGAAGCGGCAGGCAAGGGCGCGCGCGGTGGCCGGATCACCCCCGGCGAATGGGAACGACGCCGCGGGCTCAGGCTCCGGTTTGTCTATCGCAGGCGGGGACCGAGCCTGCTCGTGGCCGAGGGGCGGCTGAACAATCGCGGGCTTGGCGTCGCCTCAAGATCAAAAACCGGACGCGGAAAGGCAACAGTGCCAATCTTCCTGTTGGTGCGGCAGGTAAAACTGCGCAAGCGGCTTGATCTGGCGCGGGATGCGAAGGCTTCGCAAGAAAAGATACCCGGAGCAATTGTGGCGAATTGGATAGAAGGAAAGATCGGATGACTCCCCGAGAAACCATCCTCACCGCCCTAGCGGACCTGTTACGCACGGTACCGCACGTGCCGGTGTTGCGCGGCGAAGTCCTGCCAGAACGCATCCCACCTGCGGGCCTGCTGATCCTGCGCGATGGCGATCCCGGCGATCCTGCGGTGACGCTGTCGCCCCTGACCTATCATTATCAGCATCGCAGCGATCTTGAAGTCATCGTTCAGGGCGCGGACCGCGACACGGGTTTCGCTGCACTTTGTGGACAGATTGGCGCGGTGATCACTGCCGACCGCACGCTCGGCGGACTCTGCGACTGGATCGAGGCGGAAGCGCCACAGCCAGTGGATCTGGCCATTGAGGGTGCTGCCAGCCTGAAGGCCGCAATTATCCCGATCATTCTGCATTACTCAACGTCAGACCCGCTGGCCTGACCCGGTAGCCTGACCCACCCCACAGTTTGAGGAGAACACCATGGCACGAGCCCAAGGGGCGCGGGCGCAGATGGCGCTTGCGTTCGAATCCATCTACGGCACCTCGCCCGCGACCGGCTACGTCAAGATACCCTTCGCCAGCGCGACGCTTGGCGCAGAGCAACCGCTACTCGACTCGGAACTTTTGGGCTACGGGCGCGATCCGCTCGCGCCGATTAAAGACGCACTTACGGCCGACGGCAACGTGGTGGTTCCCATCGATGCGCGCGCGTTCGGCTATTGGCTGAAGGCCACCTTCGGCGATCCGATCACCACGGGCGCTGAGGCGCCGTACAGCCACGAATTCCGCTCGGGCAACTGGACGCTGCCAAGCCTCTCGATCGAGATCGCTATGCCGGAGATCCCGCGCTTTGCGATCTATGCGGGCTGCGTGGCCGATCAGCTGTCGTGGCAGATGACGCGCTCGGGGCTTTTGACGGCCTCGGTGTCCATGGTCGCGCAGGGAGAAACCTTGGCGACCAGCACCAATGTTGGAACGCCAGCAGAGATCGCGCTGCAGCGCTTTGGCCATTTCAACGGCGCCATCAAGCGCGAGGGCGTGGCACTGGGTAACGTGGTCTCGACCCAGATCACCTACGCCAATAATCTCGACCGCATCGAGACGATCCGCGCCGACGGCATGATCGATGGCGCGGATCCTTCGCTGGCAGCACTTTCGGGCAGCATGGAGGTGCGCTTTGCCGATAACACGCTGATGGATCAGGCGATCAATGGCGCGGATTGTGAACTGGAGTTCTCTTACCTGCTGCCCACCGGCGAGAGCCTCACGGTCACAGCCCATTCGGTCTATCTGCCGCGCCCACGCGTGGAGATCGGCGGGCCGCAAGGCGTGCAGGCCACTTTTGATTGGCAAGCGGCCAAGGACGCAGTGGTGGGCCGGATGTGCACGATCACGCTCGTCAACGATGTGGAGGCGTATTGATCATGCTTAAACTTGATCTGTCAAAAAAGCCGCGCTGGCTTGAGCTGTCGCCCGGGGTGCGCGTGCAGCTGCTGCCGCTGACCACGGCACTGATGGTGTCCACCCGTGGCGATCTGAGCGTTGAGACCCTGCCCGAGGAGGCCAGCAACGAAGACCGCGCGCTGGTCTTTGCCAAGGCGCTGGGGCGGCGGGCGGTGATTGCCTGGGAAGGTGTGGGCGACGCAGACGGCGAAGTGCTGGGCCTCACGCCCGAGGGTGTTGACGCTCTGCTCGATGTCTATCCGATCTTTGAAGCGTTCCAGACAGGTTATGTCGCCAAGGCACTGGTGTTGGAACAGGAAAAAAACGTCTCCGCGCCCTTGCCGACTGGCACTTCAGCGGGGGCGATCGGTACTGCGAGGCTTGCGAAGCCCTCGAGGCCTGCAAAGTCCCGTGCCCGGACTGCCCGGCAAAAGTGAACCGCCCCCAGACTTTTGAAGGTGTGCAGGTCTGGGACCTGGTCGGGCGTTTGGGCGGCCAGC